TCTGGGTTTTTTCTGTTTATCCTTCCCCCCAAGACCTCCAAATAAACCAAGCAATCCTCCTACTCCAGCTCCAATAGCAGTTCCAATACCAGGTACTGCTGATCCTATGGCGGCTCCGGTACCAGCTCCCCCTAAAGCTCCTACTACTCCTTTTCCTGCATCATAAGGCATAAAATCTCCTACGGTTCTTGTATGTATTCAATGACTGCTAATCCTCTCGTGTAAGAAGATGCGACATTGATGATTATACTTGTTGAATTATAGCTTATCGTGTCGTTTCCATTTGGTATTGTCTCACCTGTCATTGCCGTCGCATTTGTAGCGGCTCCCCATAGCTGTATCAAGGTGAAATTTGCATCAACAGTTATTCCATGCAACTGGGTATTTGCTCCTGGCGATAGAGTTGGAAAAACTATCACTTTCCTGAGTATGCTTCTAAATGTCTGAGAAGAACCACCATCCAATACATTGTTAGATCCAGGAATGTAAGCCTTTCCGCTAAGTAATTCCTGATCCAAATACCAGCCAATTTCTCGAATATTCACAGCCGTTGTTATTCTTTTTAGCTGTTCTACTAGAAAAGGTCTAGCATCGTCCCATTTCTCAGGAACTACATCATAAACCGGAACGTAACTTTCTAGTTGCTGGCTATCTTGAGGTATCATCTAATTTCCTACCGCTGTCCAAGTTATTCCCACATATTGACTAGTCGATGTTTGAGCATTCCATTGGAATTGTGTTGTCGTAACGCTTCCACTGACTAGACCTATCGTTTCGTTAATAGTTGCACCGCTAGCCTTTGAAATTGCAGTAAGAGAGACAATCACAGAGGATGCATTAATGAATTTCAAGGGCAACTTAACTGTTAAGGGAGTGCTTGGGATGCCTCCTGATCCAAAATTAACTGAACCATATTGATATGATAATGCTCCAGGTAAAAATGTATATCCTGCGCTATACATGGTTCCTACATTTCCACTACCATCAGCTGCCGCATAATTATTAGTCAGAAGAGAAGGGGTGAAATTTCTGGAAAGTTGAATTGTATCTCCAGCTCCTCTCATCATCCAAAGTAAATCATTTGAAGAATATCCATCATTTGATTGTGTTGCGAACACACAGCAGGTGAGATGATAAGCGGCAGGAAAAACGGGAGGATAATTGTTAGGAGGATTAGTTGCCGTTGTTGAAACGTCATTCAGATGCACAGCTGTATGCAATCCAGATCTACCACCAGGAGGAGCTCCGGTTGTGTCTGAGAATTGAACGTGATCCACTCCATATGCAACATTCAATTGATTGAAGTTGTTCTGCAGGTTTAAATAGTCAGAACTAAGTTTTACAGTTCCTGTCGGAATTCCTGGCTGATAAATTGGCATAAAAATCTCCTAAAAGCTCTGAGTCATACGACCGCCCTTTCTGAGCCATATGACTTGGGCGTCTATTTGCACGTCTGTTTCTTGATCCAATGACACCATTTGTGAATTGGAAAACGTATATTGTATCGTTAAAAAGTTAGCTCTGCTTGGGCAAAATACTCTTTGCCAAAACTTAGTCCCCCCTATTTGTGTCTGAGTCGATGGAGTTGTGGGTATGATCGAGTTGAAAAAATTATCTGGAATTTCAGGATAAGTTCCTGAGTTAATTACATTTTGCGGAGGAAGATTAGAAACTGTCTGATCGTCATAATCCAAATACATATTCATGGAGATGGCGCCGGGAATGCTATTCTCTGAGGCGTCCATCAATATATCTATATATCCAATCTGAATACTTTGTCCTTCGTCAAGGAAATTGAATTTCTTGCTCTTAATTGAGAAGTTGTCAAGTACAGTGATTTGTCCTCCTCCTTGATAAGAAGTCGAAGGGATGTCTAGTTGCGCAATGGAAAATTGATCGTTTAGAGGATTGTATTTCCATAACTCGAACGTATTCGCATCAACAACCACAACTCCGAAGACATTGTTAGATAGTCCTGTCCATTCCCCTCCGGATGTGTATGCACCAAAGGCAGTGGAATTTATTCCATTCAGAGTGAAATTGTTGGCATCCACAACTGTGATCGTATATGTGTTTCCATTTAGCTGAGTCATTCCTCCGACTCCGCTTATTATGATTTGATTTCCTGTCGATAAATTATGTACGGCACTTGTTATTTGGCAGGGATTAGCATTTGTAGCTGCAGTGATTAGCCCAACTTGTGGGTTATTCAAACTGGATGCAAATGGTGAACCCACAGGAATTCCGCTGATGGAAATGACATAACCTGGTTGCCAGGGATCATTAAATCCAAAATTCTGAAGATTGTGATTAGGAGAAGTTATCACTGTCGGAGTGGAAGTGTTGGCTGTTATGTTTGATATGAATAGACTAACATCGTTTGTTGTGACATCGTCCTTGCTAATATATGAAACATATCCCTGTTGATTTCCTGCAATTATCGCTGGGGTGGAAATAGGCTGATCAATCCATGTGAAATTGCATTCAATCCATGGTTTATCTGTGTTAAGCCATGTTCTATCTGATTGTGGCTGATAGTTTCCCATTGCTGTGAGAGAATCGGTAAATAACGCCCATGAATCGTTTTCATAGTTATAAACCAGTCTATTTGCTGGGAAAATTCCACCAGCTGGATTTGTAGAAGCGGGAGGAATAGTCCAATATGCTAAACGTTTAAGGAAGTCTCTAATTCCATGGACTCTGAAATTTCCATTAGTTTCTAAGTTAATCTGGTAAACAAAATCTGGAATCTTGATATCGATGCGATCTGCCTTATAGCTGTCGCATTCGATTATCCCCTTATCCCCAATAGCCACAAGCGAAGTATCAAACTGAATTGCAGAAAATGGGCCTTCCGCGCCAATTTCACTATTAACTCTCTCGATTTGGAAAGGAGCGATCGCACGGCCTGTAAAACGTAGCTGCCAAGTAGAACGCTCACAATACACAACCAAATTATCCCTAACAAAACCAACAGAGATAATATCCTCACTAGTTGGGATGTCCAAAAAGCCGCCCTGTCCCCGAATGTCGTCACGCCATGATCCTGCTGCTGGTGGTCCATTTGTATAAGCTATAAATGGATTTCCAATTGTTGACCAGCGAATTCTATTTGAGAAATTAGTTGCATTACCTGGAGTACTTCCTTCCCATGTATTGAATAGGACCATCCTACCTCTAAAGGGTAGCATCGAAAGCCAATTTACGATGTAATTTGGTCCTGCGTCTATTTGAATCCAGGGTTGTGGAGTAAATAGAGGTGAAAAAGACCACCAATTCACCCACTTGGTGCCATCCGTTATTCTTGGAGGGTCAGAAAGATTGCCGAATTGACCTGTGTTATTGGTTACCCAGAATAGTTTAACTCCATTGGTGGTGAATGGACTTTGAGACTGTCCGCTTATAAAGTAGTTTGTGGACCAAAAGAAGTCTGTTCCAGTCGGGTCTGCTGCATGAGCGTTCCACGTGGCTGGGGCTCCCGGCTGGCCTTGCATGATGTCTTGATATTGTCCGGTTCCAGAATCAAAAATGTATGCATAATTCTGATCGAACACTATTGTTTCATCAATCGTGCTGTTAGCCTGCTCAAATGTTCTGATCCCCATCACCGGCAGACCTGGGATATATTCTATCGCGGTTGTAATTTGAGATCCTGTTACCGTCAAAACACCAGTACTCCTATTTAGAACTGCAGAGCCGGTAGAATTAGTTAAAAGAGTTACAGGTGAACTGGTGCCTGGATCTACGAAGAAATCCGTTCCAATTGAAAAAGAAGCCACTCCAACTTGGATAGGTAATGGACCGATGGTTATTGTCGCATTTCCCGATCCATCTGTTGTCCCAATATTCCTCTGAAGACGTCCCAGTAACTCAGTTCCCTCCTTACGTAGGATTCTCTCTCTAAAGATATAGGCATTTAATAAAATTGGATATGCGTCATCCGGAAGAAGGAATTCTTCTCTAGATTGGACAAGACCTGTGGTTGAACCTGTTATCTTTAATGGGCTGTATGCAGTCATTTTTCACCTAAAATCCCGCTCCAATACCCCAAGCTCCGCCATTACCGTACCCTTGCTGGGTGCTATTAAACAATGTGATGTTGGGAAGGAAAATCTCTTGAACTGCTTGTCTTTCAAGAACCAATCCCTCTTGCCTCATGAAACCTTCTCTTAAATTTTCAACGCCTTCCATATCTTGTCGCTGTCTTAAAATTTCCATAGCTGTTCCGTATCCAATGTATTGAGCCCATTGATTTAGGATAGGTAGATCTGTAGTTTGAAGGAACTGTGAAGGTGTCTGAAATGCTTCCACTTCTACCAGATAAATATTATCAGGAACTGGTCTGATTGTAATCTCGTTATTCCAGAATAAGATATTATATGGCCTACCAGTTTGGTATGTTGATGCCCATACGTTGATCATCGATCCAGCCTGAGGAGCCACAGGAAAAGTAATATTAATCTCAGTAGTCACATAGTTAACCGTTCCGCAATATTGCTGAGTCAAAGAAATCGGTGGGGATGGTGACGGCAAAGGAGATAAAGGTGGAATAGCGTTCTGCTGATTGTTAAACGCATCCAGGTAAACGTTGTTCCCAACTGTGTTCTGATTTAGGAATAATAATTGGCCATTTGTCGTGTTACTTCCTATTCCGAAGGAATTAACCACAGCACCGCCATCATCCACAACACGAATAGGATTTCCATTTGCATCAATACCTCCAATGACAAGCTGAGTACTCAGGATGCCGAAATTGTTTTGAGGAAAGGGATTTTGGTTATTACCAAAAAGCACGAATGAAAAAGTTTTAGTGACCCCATCTCCAGCCGCAGGCTGAAATTGAGTGGGATATCTAGGATATAAATTGTATAACTGATCTCTGTTTTGAAAGAAATTCCCTTGAATTCCCTCAACATAAACAGGCCCTCTCAAACCTTGAAGATTATTGACGTCCACAGGATATCTATCTACATTTGGTATAGTCAAAAATTTGTAGATCGACCTCATCTGATCAATCTTGATCGCATAGGGGAAGTCATTATTGTAGAAAGTGTTAACCGCTTGTTCAATTATGGAACTTGGTAGCGCATTTTGACTGGGCGAAGCCGTGAGTCTTCGCACAAGAGTTTCAATGAAGCTGTAAGTACTATTGGATTGAACAAGCGATGTCATATTTAAAATCCTATTGGAATCAATCTGTGTAGCCAGTCACCTTCCATGTCTTGTTCCAAAGGTTTCTCTTCCTTGTTTATGGGGTTTCCATCGACGCTTAAAAGTCCGCTTCTCTTGGCCAGATGCTTACTTTTGTCATTAACTTCATCAACAAGGCCTTTAGGAACTTCGTAAACTTTTCCTGGGATGAAATGCCAAACCTGGATGGGATCACCTGCATATTTACAATAGGGCTTAGTGAGTCTTTCATGTCTTCCGCGTGAGTTCATGTATTCTGCTTTCACGATTTTTGCATCTTCTTTTTTCTGCTTTTCGATCTTTGCTTTGTTAGCAGGAGTCATAGACTTGAAGTCGTTGCAAGCTACGCTATTTGTTAAGGTGTTGATGAGACCATGTTGCTCACCGGTTGCTGTGCACATAGGGACTGTTACCATATTTTCCTCCGTTAATTTCCGATGTTATTCAGGCTCTGAAAAGGGACCTGATCAGTTAAGTTGTTGTATTGAAGATTTCTGGATCCGTTGGGAGCAATCGTTGCCGGCTGCTCTACATTTCCAGAAGGCACAACAAATGCATCAAATTGGCTCGCATCTATATTGAGAGAGAAATTTAATCCATTTATCGCAGTTATTGTTCCGACCAATCCATTAGCTTGAATCATTCCGTATGTTCTAGGAACGAATAATCTCACGGCTTGTCCGACAATGTAAGTGTTTGCCTCAGTCGTCGTATTACCAATTTCAACAGTTACAACCATAGGTGTAGATTGTGTTATAGCAGTTATAGGTAGGGAACTGGGTATGGCAATGACTCCAGGCAGATATTGGTTAGGCATTCTTTGCCCTAATTTGATGATTAAAATTGGGGAAGGATTTTAACCCTTCCCCCTTGTTCAACCTATTCCAAAATGGAAATAGTTATTTTATCTAGCTTGGTACTGGAGCGTTGATCGTGCCAGTTTCCATCTTAAATGCTTGCCACATGATCACATCACTAGCGCTACCGCCAGGTGACAGGACACCAGCTGGTATTAACATATAAGGAATAAATAATCCAGAGTGGAAAGGAACTTGGTTAAAGTTGTATCCAGTCTGAACTCCCGTTACCGCATTAAACTGCGTAATCTGACCAGCAGGTGCTACAGTCGCGAACAATTGTGCTGTTGGCGATGCTGTGCTCGCTGGGAAGGCAAACGCTGTATAAGCTGTTGTATTCACATTTATGGTAAATCCATAAGTGGTAATAGCTGTGATAACAATTGGCTTGCTACTTGGTTGGTTAAAGTTGTTAAGCTGAGTCATTCCAAATACTGCTGGAATGGTAAACTCAATCAATTGACCAACTTGGTAGTTGTGAGCCTGTGAAACTGTCACAACACCTTGAGACGCTTGAGTGATGTTAGTCACATAAAGAGTCTGTGGGTTGACAGGTAATGAAGGAGACACCCTTCTCACTTGGAAAGATGTAGCTGGCGTTGCAAATCCAGATGAATTCAATCCCAATAATGTGAAGCTTGAGCCTGACACTGAAGAGATGGTGAATTGCATTCCAGAGATCTGCTGCATGCCAACCGCGTTATAAATAATGACTGTATCGCCATTAGAATAAGTGTTGGTAGCAGAAGCAACCGCTGCAGTTGCCTGTGTGATTGTTGTACCTGTAATAGCTGCTTGTGGAGCTGGTTGAGAATTCACATAAGTGAATCCGCCCGCACTTTGTGCTGAAAACGACGAAACGTTTAAAGCATTAGACGAGCTGCTCGACTTAAACCAGCAGAGTCCATCATTAGATGAATTCAACTGGCCGGTCACAGCTTCACCACCATTAAACCACTCACCCATTACACAACGACCTGTACTTTGGGTTGTTGTTAACTGAGTCAGGTTATATGTCTTGAAGTAATCGACACCACTTGGCGTGTTGATTATTTGTGATACCGCACCACCTGATGGCTGTGTAAACGTACCTTGAGAAATGATTGTAAAAGGCATATTATCTCCTTAAGATGGTAAGAATGTTGTTGCGTTCAAACCAGAAATCCAGTTTTGGTTCGTAATAGCTCTCGCTATCGCAAACTTAGCATAGAGTTGGCTGTTTTGAGCCACAGAAGATACAACCCAAGGTGGGCGATACCCAATTACTGCTGTGTAATTGTTTTGTTCAATTTTCGCAGCGGCTTCTAAACCATACATAGGAATGGTGTAGACAGTATTTCCAAGTAAGGAAACTCCAGGTGTTCTTGCAGCTTTCGAAGAAACAAAGAATCTGAATCTTGAAATAGAGCAATATTCTTCTGGTCTTAAACCTTCTTGAGTTGGATAAGCTGACTTAAGTAAGACACCTTGAACTTTTTGGAGGTCCGCAGCTAAATTAGTGTTACAAAGCGCTATAAACGCGTCTCGAACGCCGCCTGTCGAAAACCGCAAAGTGGCCTCTAAATTTGTCAACATACTTCTTGCATCATTACCCAATAGAATGTTTTCAATGTTGTTTACATCATTCAAGCTGATGTTGGATGGCTGATCACCATTAACACCACCTGTGCAGTTGATATAAGAAACAGAGGATGAGAAAAGATCTCGCATGAGCAGGTCTTCTTTTTCTCTCAACCATTGGCCAAGTAGCGCTGTGAATTTAGTGAGTGTCTTGCTGTTTTCCCAAAGAACTACTTGTTCGTTGGTAACGATAGATTTTGCATAGATTTCCATTGTTGCATCGATGTCTGTACGAACAGGAACTTCAGATGCTGGATCAATACCAGATCCATCAAGTTGACCGCCATCTGTTGAAAGACGTTCGAATCTTGACATTCTGGTTGTTTTACCGATGTAACTTTCGGCATGGTGTAGATCGACTCCAAAAGAGTGGATCAAGTTAAACATTGGCGTAGACAATAGATCTTCTGAGGCCTGAACTGGAAGTTCTGGCGCCATGTTCTGAATGCCTGTTATGCCTGTAGAAAACGTCATATAAGCCTCGTTTGTAAGTTAAAAATCGTTTCGTTTGGGTGACGAATACCAATCTCAGTCTTACGTTGGCGAGGCGTACATGCTGCCGAAAGAAAAAAGGACTAGCGAAATCCTAGGAAATATGCGCTAGTCCCCTTATATCAACGAAATTATTTATTAGCAAGCGCTATGAAAGACCCTTAAGAGTACGTTGCATTCTTTCATAGTTTGCTTTCTTTCTTTCATCTGATAATATTGTTGGATGTCCCATTCCTTCCTGTGGTTGAGACAGTCCAGTGCTTGCAATGGATTTTGGTTTATTCAAATTTGATTCCGCTCTAGCTGCGTCTTTTTTCGCTGACGTCGAATGAGGAACGAATTTCTTAAGTGCTCTATAAATATCCGACCATTTATTGTAGTCATCTGGCAGTCTTTTAAGAGGTCCTGCAACTTCAGGGAAATGATATTCCAGGTAATCCAAATTCTCACTGCTAATCACCTGATTAAAGTCAGGGTAGTTTTGCTGAAGACGTTGAGGATATTCCTGTCTCTCACGCTCTGCTTGGTTCCTTTGAAGATCAGCCTCTCTTTTTGCTAAAGCCTCATTTACCTTTCTGTCAATCTTTTGCTCTTCCGTTTCTTCCTCTTCATATTGATTTGGCGCTTGGTATTGCTGTCTGCTAAATGCTGCTTCCATTGCTGCTTTTAAAGCGGCGGTCTCAGCTTCTTTTTCAGCGGCTCTTTTCTCGGCCTTTTCCCTTTCGATACGATCTTGTTTTCTTGCCTCTCTGAAAGCTCTCCAGTTAGGGTCTTCGGGCTTTTCTTCTATCTTTTCCGGAACCTTTTGTTCCATTTTTGTGTCAGGATTAACCTGCTCCATTTTTGTGTCAACTTTTTGTTGAGATAATGTCTCTTCTGCTTTACTTTCGGCTATATCAACAGTCATGAGGTATCCTCCTATGAATACATTTGAAAAACAAACTAACCTTATTGAGCAAGATATTGCAACGGCAAAAATAAAGGAAGAGGTTTTAAAGAAATTTGCTGATTATCAAAAGTCTATAATGATGATGGCATCAGATGCGCCGATAGGCGTTTTGAACCTTCCCAAGGCCACAGAGAGCATACTCGTCTCCAATGGCATCTTGAGGGTTTATGATCTGTTTAGTGCTAATTTTGTCGAAATCAAAGGGCTCGGAAAAACTCGCATCAGGGATCTTACAACCCGCCTTGATGAGTTCATCTCTATGTTTTAAGAAGTACTCGTGCTCAGATAGCATATCAATCTTATGCTGCCATCTTATAAATTCCCAAAATGTTCCTTGGTAGAATGATACAGACCATGCTCTCATCAGTTCATGTTCTTTTTCTACAACAGCAGAAGCATCGGAAGCTAGCTGCGACATTCTAAGTGCATTTGGAAGCACCCATAAGCGTTTTGTGATTCTGTCTAAACGCTTATTGTACAGAAAAACAGCTTGATCAGGTCTAGGCTTTGGAAGATAAAGCCAGCAATACCATTTTCGCCGAATAAGATTTTTAATGAGAGGGTCAGAAGCATTAACGAGAACAACGCAAAATTCTTCTTCGTCATATATGGGCTTATAATTTTCGATAGCTTCCCTAGCATGATCATCATCTTTTTCTGTGATAGCAAGTCCAACTTCTCTAGCTTCGTACTTCGTATTGTCCGAAAAAGCCTTCTTGGATAGCTCTCCAGCTGTAAGTTGAGAAGTCATCTATACCAATCCATCCTTATAGTTTCTTTTGAATGCACGCCATTGCTGTGACGAATATTCAGGAAGGATTTTTCTTATCTGTCTTCTTAGATCTCGGACTCTTGACTTTCTCATTTGAAATCTCTCTGATATCTATGGTTTTCACTACTGGGCTCAGAAGTTTGTCTACCGTTTCTTTTTTTTTGTCGCAATGTAATTGTGATAATTTTTTGTGCTGCTGCATTTCTCTAGCAAGTTGGATATCGTCCTTCTCAATGAAAATGTCTTTCTCGAATTGGGTATGTGATTCTCTCTGAGGAGGTCGTTGAATGGTAAACTTAAACTCTTTCATCTATTATACCAACCCAGATCACTAGATCTAATGATCGCATTCATTGGTTTTAGGATAATTTTGACCTCTTCTGGATGCAGTCCTTGGAAGAAATGCACCAACTGGATCGTCTCCACCTTCAGGAGTTAAGTCGCGGTTTACTTCCCATTGCTCCATGGGAATAGCATAACCGCTCCCTTTTTTGATGACATCAGCCGTTTTGTCTTTGGCATAGTCAGGATTGTGATGTGTTTTCTTAGGCATATTCTATCCTATCTTAACGAAATGTTAATGTTTCGCTTTATGCTTTCTTGCATAACTAGCTAAACCATTTGCCATTTCATGATATTCTTCACATGTGTTCATTTCTGAAGCATATCTTTCATCGACACATTCGATGTCTTTAACATCTTTCTGCCAATGCTCTTTTTCAAAGTATGGCATGCCAGCGCCTTTTTGCAATGGATGACCTTTCATTAATTTGTGACCTTTCATATTGCCCCCTCTAATGCTAGTGACGACGCGTTTTGCGCGGCACCATTTAATTGTTTTATATACATAGCCAACTCTAGATTATTTTTGATATTCTGTAAATCCATATCTTCCAGTTCAATCATGGTCTTAACGATATCTAAATCTGCTTGTGAAGTTTTATGTTGTGCGCTGGCCTCTAAGTCGTCGATCTTAGCTTTAGTCTCTTGCACTTTGGCTATATCAAGTTGAGATTTTGTGAATGCGCTCATGATCTTAGATTCATCTAATTTGGCCTGCTGTTCAGATTGCGCTTGCTGCTGCTGCTGTTGCTGCTGCTGTTGCTCTTCCATGTCTTCTATCACTTGCTTCTTGTTAGTGATAAAAGCAGCTCTCAGTATAGATTTGTCTGCGATAGCCATTCCAATTTCTTTGAAGTGCAATAGTTGTGTAAGTTCCATCTGTCTTTGAGTGGTGGAGTAATTACCTTCTTCGACAGCCACAGCATATTTTTGAGATACAGAAGTGAAGAACCTCGGATCTGCATCATGACCCAGTATGCTTCTAATCTTACCTTTAGAGAAGTTTTTGCGAATGGCTTGTAGACGTATTTTCCCGTAAAGGCGCTGGGAATAATCAAGTTTATCGAAGATTGTCTGCAATGTAACAAGTCCAGCCCCCTGACGCAGCATAGATAAAATCCCAGATTTATCATCCGTCGCTGATCCCAATAGTTCTTCATTTACACCTGATATCTTTGTTATGTCTTCTGCTAAGCTATTTGATAACTCAATAAGTGATTGTGGAATTGAGACAGGTTCAATGCGTTGGATTTCATTTGGAAGATGGCCTGCTTTAAGGGGAATTAAGAAACCATCACCACCACTAGATTGTCTAAAACATTTTGGATCGGGGACTACATCAACAGGATATATCCATCCTGCGTTGACAGAACTCTGCAAGATCTGTAACTCGATGACTTTGCGCATATTATAAAGAAATTGAGAATCTCTCAAGTTTCTTATGATTCCCTGTTTTCTCCATGCATATGCCTGAATATCAGGCTCAACATAGCATTGTACAGGAACAAAAGGATAGTCGTCAATTCTTAGTAGATTCTCACCATGGTAAACCGCCTTACCTGCTAAGCATATAACAAGTTTAACAGTTGGGACTTGTACTTCATGCACTTTTAACCATGGCTGCTGAGCCAAGACCTGCTCCATCAAATCTTCTTCTTCAGTCTCATCTTTTTCCCATTCGGTTGCTTCACCAGTCATTGGATCTAAGATCATCTTGGCTGATCTAGTAGTTCTGTAGTAGAATTCGTCGTAAGTGAAGAGGTTGTTGATAGCCACATTTTGGAGCTCAGCCTGCAAGGGGAATCTACCATCCTTCATCCCACCAGCTTTCATCTTATCGATCTCTTTGGCGTGACCAGGAAGCAACGTTTTAGCTATTGTCTTTGAAGTCCAACGCCTCCTCCATATTCCATTGCAATCAGATAGATCCTGTTTTCTGGTGTATTGATCAATTAGGTAATTGTTATATGCGACGTAATCGGTGAAAAGATCACCTGAAATTGGGTCGAATGTATAATCTGGATAGAGGTGAAGTAAGGTTTCTCCGGTATCCAGTGCTCCTTCAAACGCTTGCGATTGATACTCCTGCGTTCCGTCCCTGTCCTCAGACCATCTGATAACTTTATTGTAGTCATCCGCTAGCGCATCATCTTGCTCATGTACGGGCATTGTGACAGTAGACTTACGGTTCTTTCTCTGAAACCCAGCAATCATGTTGACATGACGCCGAACTAGATTAAAGAAGAATTTTTGCGTGCTTTGATTGTTCTGACCATAAACCTGATTGTATAGATTTTGATCTCCGACTTTGAACCTTTTATCAATTGCTCCTTGAAGCCATAACGTGGAATTGGTCGTGTAATGGCTGTTATAGAAGGAGTCCATCATCCCTTTAAGTTCTTTAGCTTGTACATCGGATGGATCGATGTAACCGGAGAAATATTGACCTGATTCGTATGAAGGCATGAAGTACCTGTAATGATAAAATTTATATATCACATACAGAAATATTTACATATCGTTTTTTATTATTTTAATAACCTCCTATTTCTGCGTTGAACGAAGCAATCAAATCGTTGCCGAAAGCTTTACGTCTTAATTGGTCATACGAGATGTTTTCATCTGGGTGAAAGAACTCACCCCTTGGGAAAGCAGAACAAATGGCATAACGGAGAGCATCGCATATGTGGTCATTCTTCTTTACAGGTTTGTCTTCGCCCCTGTCTGCTGCTTTAGAGTCCCATGCATACGACTGTATACACTCTCTCAATGTGGTGCAGCCTTTGTGAATCACGACGTTCTTTCCACCGATAAATTTAGAGCATATTTTAATGCCCAATAAGACATCGTTGTTTGCGTCAAGTACGGGTAGCTCTTCTTGCCGTAATGCAATTTTAAGCGACGCTGCGGCAGGATCCACATAAATTGCAGATACGTTTCTATGACCGATAAAATCCTTGATATCTCTGACAAGTTCCTGGTCTGTTTTGGATCTACCCTTCTTAGCTGAATCATAGTAATATTCCTCTTCGACACGGATTTGAGGCCATTTGTTGGGCGAAATAGCACACAGAACGGCGGCTGTTGCATTTGTGGTGCCGTAATCCACCCCAACGATGTAATAAGATGGAGAAGGAAATGGGTTTTCGTACTCATTATCTTTGTCGTAGCAATCATAAATGGCTCCATGTGCTAATGCCCACTCACCTAGGATGTATCGATTGTACCACATTCCGGTATAGGATGCTTTAAGCTGTTGTTTGTATGCATCATCAAGAGTTGGGTTATCTTCTAGGCAGAAGTTCCAATGGACCAAATCAAGCCCAGGTTTATCAAGATAATCCTTCTTCAGCCAATGTGCAGGTCCCTCAGGATTACATGTCGCCAATAGTTTTGCACCCGGAACACGTAAACGGCTTTCGAGCATTTTCCAGAAAGGCTCTGGTAGATTCGTCGCTTCGTCCACATATGCGAGTGCTAACGTTGAACCTTGTATTGTAGAAACCGCACTGACATCTGGAGCACCAACGAACCATACTGTACGGCCATATAACTTGCATTGCTGTGCTTTCTCTGTTGGACATGGGAAGTGTAGCCTCTTAAATAGGTGTGTGAGAATGTT